CCTTGCCAAAAGAAAATCCAGCGCATCATTGGCAACCTCTGTTCGTTCTAACTTCATTTCCTCACTCATCATCATCTCCCTCATCACAAATGGTTTCGTTCAATATTCTTTTGAATGTGCATTTACAACGCATCCTTGATACCTCGCTTTATGTCATCACGCAACACACGCCTATCTGCAGGTGATAGCCCACCAAACACACCCCACCTGTCATCATCCTCTGGCAACTTAATAACCAGTTTCAAACACTGCCGTTTCACCGTGCACTTGTTGCACACAGCTTTCGCTGCATCCCAACGATCCTCAGCGAGAGTTTGCGTTGCAAAGAACACCTCTAATGGCTGCCCTACGCACAACGCATCCTCCCTCCAATGATCACGCCTCACGAAACCTTGCCAGTGGACTGATCGTATGCCATCAACGCTTCACGCAGCTCTAACAGCGAACACCGATCTGTTCCATCAAGCATGACAACAATGCGAGCTGCAGCAACAACTTCCATCAACGCTGTTGCCTGACTCGCATCTATCGTCACCACTAGCGCATCTCCATCAGTTGTTTGATCAACCCTGACGCTTCTTTGCTGGTCAGATCGCCAACAGCAGACTTGTTGAACAGCTCTTGCATCAACGGAACACAATCTCCGTTCACTTTTTCTTTTGCAAGTTTGCTAATCAAACCCTTCTGTTTGTCGCTCGCTTTGCCACTAGACGAAGCAACAGGCTTTGTTATGGGCGTGATGTTCTCAACAATCGTGGCGTTGAACTGTGCAGCTATCTCTGCCATTTCATCTGGTGTCGGCTCAGTTTCCTGAACGAACTCACGCACTACTTTCGGAGATGGCACACCTTTCGCAGGATGATTGCCTACATACGGCTTCGCTTCCTCAGCACGCTTTGCCTGCGCTGCAGGGAGGCTGATGATCGTTGTGTTATCAGACCAGTCCTGCTTAGACCAAAGCGACAATGCAATTCCAAACCGCATTGCTGCGTTGCGCAAAAAGTCTCCAACCAATTCTTTATCAAGATCCTGTTTGTCAGCACGAACTGAACCAACACCAAGCATTGACTTGCCAAGCAGTGTGAGCGTTCCCCACATTGTTGCTGTGCCATTCTCAACATTGATTGCAGGTCTGCCATTCACCCATTCCATAGGTTGCCAAGACCATGCTGGATCAACTTCAATCAAGATGCGTGTGATATCAGCGTGACTGACATACGCCAAATTGATTCCGTTGCGTGGGATAGTCCCCACAATCTTTGGATCTGGTGTCGCATACTGATCAAGTACTGCACGCAGCAGCACCGTGTTAATTTCCTCACTCATTTGCTTTCCTTCTTTCTTTATGGTTGAACTTCAACAACAACTATTGTGCCAATAACAATGTGATCATTGGCATTTAATGACTTTGAATGAATAACTGCATTGCTGTATGTATCGTGCCAATAATCACGAACTTCAAGATTTTTGAAATCGTAAGCATTGAACTTCGCCATTGTTGGATAGCCGAAAATCACTTTGCTTTGCCTTTCGTTACACGCATCACACGGAATGGTGCGCCCTGTTTCTCATACTGCTGTACTAGCTCTGGATGATCTGAACGCAACTGCTTTGTATCCAATGATGCCTTGCCCGCTTGCTGTTTCCAACTAACGAGCTGAACGCCATCAACAGTGCCGATCTCGTTACCCAACATCATTTGAGCAAGCGCATCCTTCGCCTTGCTCTCCAGATCAGCAGCCTGCTTAGCCATAGCTCTCGCTTCCTCTAGCTGCAACGCCCAATCAACAGCACTCACAGGCAACTCAACACTTGTCGGCGTTGGCTTCCATATGCGTGCGATATCAGCAGCACTGAAATTGTTTATGTCCTCATCCATCCCATCACCATCAACCCAACCGCCGAACACCGAAGTCTCTAGCTGCAACGCTTGGATCGCTTCGGGATTAGCGGGTAGCTCTACAACAGATATGCGCTGGTCACGATCCAGCACAACGAACCAGACAGGCACTTGAAGCACAGCCATCTGCGCCCATCCCTGCCAACACCATTCATCAGGGAGATCCTCAGCGTTGTAGATGCTGTAGCGGGTTGAGGTCTTAGCCTCTACCACCACGCTTGGCTGCAGCTCGTTATCCACACCATCAAGGCTGATTGATAAACGCCCATCACGGTAGATCACATCTGGCGTAAATATGTTTGTGCCAAGTATGCGAGACGCTTCCTCTAGCAACGGTTTCTCTAACAGGTTGCCCCGCCTGAACACCGCTGTCTCCTCTTGCTCTACAGGCTCGTTCACTTTGTCTGCGAACAGCTCGCCTCTGGTCTTGTACGGGCTTGCGCCCATCAACGCTGGCACATCTGATGCACCAAAGACACAACGCCCCTGCTCATCCTTCCAGCGTGCCAGCAACCAATCTTTACTTCCGTGCCTAGCTTTCGGTATCACTTGCATTTTCTCTCCTCTGTTTGTTGTTTGATCTTGGTCTATCGGAAGGGTGTTGCACAGTTAGCTGCACTCTCCCCATTTGATCTTGTGCGCCTCAGCCATGCGCACAGGCTTGAGATGCCTGCTGCATACTGGAGGCTCGCTGACTTTCACGAATGTTGTGATCCTGTTCCCGCAATCGGGGCAGATCCAGCGCAGCTCATTCTCTCTGCGCATCAGGCAGCAGCTCTAGCCTGCTGTAGTTTCGTTAGCAGTCGCTTCATGCCATAGTAGGCATTCTTGAATCCGTGAAACTCATCTGAATCAACATGGCTTGGACTATGAAAGTAGATCTGATCCGTGCATTCGTTTATCAGAGCGTCTAGTTCCTCTACGGTTAGATCAGAGATCTTGACTCCGCTTTTCATTTCCTGCCCACGCCTGATTGCAGCGAGATAGGTGTGTCGCTGCACATCCTCGCAGCCACAACCAGCTGGATGATCCTCTGATGTTGGCTCAATCGCAATCAGGAAATGGTTTGTGATCAACATGCTTTGTTCGCTCATCACTTCACCTCCAACGCAATGCCTTGGCAAAGAGGACACCATTCATCTGAATGTGAACCCCATGCGCTTAGACGCTTGCGATTTGTGTCCTGCAAAATGCCAACGCCGTTTTCATGCTCGCAATACAAAGCCCACTTGCCACCATCCTCTGGACAACCAGCAAGTTCCAATGTGACTTGACTTCCGAAAGTTCCTACGAACCTCATCTCTGCTTCCATCTTGCGCCCTCCTCTTGAGCTAGGGGTAGATCCCCATGAATCAAGAATAGGCAATCCGCCCAAAGATTGCAAATCAGGGAAACCCTGACTAGGTATGGGTTTGGGAGAAGCCCCACCCCGTACTAGGGGGCAGGGCTACTCAACCAAGCCCGTGACGGAGAAGGAGAACATCACGAGCAGGATCACCCTAGATGCTCTGTCGCATCCAGTCCACTCCCCAACACACGCATTGACTGAACCATAGCTACAGGAACAGAAAGCACACAATCGTACTGCTCATAGCTGTTCAACGATTGCGACAGAACAATATGATCAGCTTTAGTTTCTGGAAGCAAAATCCCGCATGAAACAACCACACAAGGATTAGGGTCTATTTCGTCTTTCTCAATCCAAGTGTTTGTGTCTGCGTGCGCATCATGCCAGACGATCTCCACAAATGTTGCCACAACTCACCAGCCTTCCTTCTTGCGATCCATACAGAACACTGGTGCTTGAATCGTGAGGTTGCGTTCAGGGGTAACAATTCCTAACGCCTGTTGTGGTGGCTCATGCCCGAAACCCATCAACATTGCATACTCGTCATATCCTTTCAGCGATCCGTTCACAACCATTGATGGCGTACTGATGTACTGATGCCAGTGACCAAGCCACAATGTTTGAAATGATTTCCCTGTCACCATGTACCGTGCATGTTTTCTCGCACGCATTCGCATAATCGGCGGGTAGATACCACCGATACCACCACCGCCAGAAACCTGATCACCGTGCGTTATCAAATGCCCGTAATCATAAATTTGAACAAGCGCATCAGCTGACTCTGGGATCGTGAATGTGACCCGTTTATCTTTCGTGAAACTCCGTTCAACCATTTTCGCAAGCAGCCAATCAAAGTTTGTTTTCACACGCTGCTTCATGCGTGGCTTGCGTGTCGTTCGCCCATGATTGCCAACAACAGAAACAACATGGCATTTCTTGAACTCTGTTGCCAGTAGCTCAACTGCAGCCGAAACCTGTTCAGCCCAAAACAGCAACGATCCAATCATGGTGTCCTCGTTAGTCAGAGCTAGTTCCTCGTGGATATCGCCAGAGAAAATGTCACCGCCCAAGATCAAAACAACACCGTCATAGTTCACACCCGATAGATAGTGGCGTGCCATCTTGATTACATTCTGTGTCCACTTCTCTAGGCGCATCATTGCGATTTCACGGTTGTAGGCGTTT